AACACCTTTCCCTTGCAACAGATTGAAATAGGTTGCAATCATATCAGACGTGATAGGCCAGTGCAACACGTGGTGGTGTTTGACAGGGTCAAACTTGAAGTGCCAATTGAAGAAGGTGTGAAATACTACACCAGGAAACAGGACGGCCATGCACCCATATGGAACACTGTAAAGGATCATCAAGTTGATCCAATCAACAGTGGTATGTTGGCGGTGCTGTTGGCCACAAAGTTGAGCAAGGATCCCATATTCATAATAGGCTGTGATTGGGGTCTCAATCATGACAGTGTGTACGATTATGGCAGGGTATCACCTCACAAATATACCAATTCCTGCAACAGGCACATCAGGATGATGCGTAGGACACACAGGATAGTGGCGGTGCATGATCAACTGCCTGATATTGATTGCGAAATAATGAATATAAAGGACTTCTCGCAATCTTTCAATAAATAGATACAGTTAAGAAGGACTTAACACTTTATTAAAAAATTAAATTATTGGAAGGACCAATATGGCAACATTTGCTCAAGATTCTGATTTATTAGAATACGAACCAGATATAAAAAATTACGGTATTCACGACTTTTCAGACTTACACGCCAAGACTTACGATGATATCATTCGTTTGTTGAACATTAAATGGTGGCCAACTGCCAACTATTCAGATTACGACATCTCAGTAGTGGGTGGAGCAACAAAACTATCACCAAGCAAACTGGACAGCACACAATTCGTTCGTGCCGCTGTTTACCACACACTTGCTTATTACATATACCCAAGATTATCTACATTTGATCCTGATGGTGACTCATTCAGAGAGAAGATGATGTATTACAAAGAAAAATTCAATGAGGAACTAGATCTCATTATCAGGGTTGGTGTAAATTACGACAGCGATAGTTCAGGTTCTTTTGATGATTCAGAAAAACAAACATTTTATCATGGTAGGTTGATCAGGTAGTGAGTGCAAGAGAAAATATAGCAATCAACATAGTTGAACAGTTAAAGAACATGACAAATCCTGCACCAGGATTGGTGTCAAGGGTTTTCTTTGATGTGCAAAAACTGGCCATAACACAATTTCCTGCGATATTGGTCATCACACAAAACGAGACAAGAACAGATATTTCAACAGAACACAGAGAAGGAATCATTTCATTTGTGTTGAGATGTTATGTGCGAGGTACTGAGATTGATACCTTGAGAAACAACATCGTTGAAACAATTGAAGAAACATTAGAAGTTTCAAGAAACAGAGATTTGACATTGTCAGGCTCCAACATCAATGACGTCACCACACACGTGGCCAATGTTGAAGTTGTTGAGAGAGAACTACCATTGGGAGAAGTGGTGGTCACTGTTGATGTCAATTACAAATACAAAAAAGGAGTTTTATAATGGCAATCACCATGTATAAAGGCAAGAATTCCAAAGTTGTTGATAACAGAGATGTTAGACAACATAGGAAAGACGGTTGGACCTTTCATGCCGTCAAAGAACCTGTTAAACCAAAGAGAAAGCCTAAGGCCACACTCAAGGTTGAACCAGAAGTTCTTAAAACAACAATTGAAGATCTACCAGGTCCAGAAGATTTTCAGTTTAACACACAACAGGAGGACTAACCAATGGCAAATAATGGAACAAGCGTCTACACTGGAGAATCAGGAGTTATCAAATTTTCTGATGACACTTCAGCAGTAACGACAGTTGCCGCGGTAAGAAACTTTACGGTTGAACAAACAACAGATACAATTGAAACTACAAGCATGGATTCAAGTTCTGCGAGAACATACTTGGGTGGTTTAACTAACTTCTCAGGTTCAGCAGACTTATTCTTGATTGACGCAGACGATGGACACAATTCATTATTCTCGTCTATTGGAAACAATCCTGCAACGATAGAATTGTATCCATCAGGTGAAACAACAGGTGTAAAATTAAGTGGATCAGTGATAATCACTACTCACTCAATCACATCTAATCACGATGGCGCTGTTGAACTTTCAATCGCGTTTCAAGGAAGCGGAGCATTAACTAAAACGGATGTATAATGGAAATTAAAGTTCGTTTTGATAGCAAAAAGGTAACCACTGAGTTGACGGATACAGTATCTCAGATGGTTCGCCAGATATCTCAAGATCTCTTTAACACGATTAAAGGGAAAACGCCAGTACGTTCTGGTCGTGCTAAACGTGCCTGGAGATTCAAGAAGCAGTCTGAGACTGCCTACAAGGTTTCCAACAATGTACCATACATTGAACGTTTAGACGAGGGATATTCAAAACAAGCACCACGAGGGATGACACGACCCGCCCTACGTGAAGTCTTAGCCAGAGCAAGAACTAGGAGGAAAAAGTAAATGGCAAATGTCACAGACAAAATCAAATCTCATTACGCGAGCCAAATGGGAGGCGACTTACAGAAATATCATTGTGAGGAATGGCAGACTGATATCTATTTCAGATCAACATATCCTTTCAAAGATGAAGCAAAGATTATTGAGATGCAAACATCAGGTAACCTGGTTGGTGCATTAGTAGAATCAATAATTGTTAAGGCCAAAAAAGCAGATGGTTCAAAAATGTTTCATGATGCGGACAGGATCACTTTATTGAATGAAGCGGATCCACAAGTTATCGTGAAAGTTGCTTCTGCGATCAATAACAGTTCAGTTCAAGTGAACAAGGACGCGATCGCAAAGGAGTAAAAAACAATGTTGAGTTAAGGTTCCTACTCACCTTGGCAGATAGGCTCAAAAAAAGTTTATCTGAGATCATGGAACTGACAACATTGGAAATTGGATACTGGTATGAGTATCTATTAATGGAACAAGAAGAAGCCAAGGCAACGATGAGGAGACAAAAAGGTGGCACAAACACCGCTAAACATAGACGTAGCCGTTAGGGGTCAACAACAGATTGACAGGCTTAACAAGAGTCTAGGTAGAACAACCAGAGCCAGTTTAGACCTGGGACAGGCCTTACGATTGGCTGGAGCGGCCTTTGCCGCGGTTGGAGTTGCCAAGTTCTCAAGAAGCATAGTCGCAACAGGTAAGACTGTTGAGAACCTGTCATTGAGATTCAAGTTCCTTTTTGGATCTGCGGAAGAAGGTGCCAAGGCATTTGACACACTTTCCAAATTCGCGGGTACGGTTCCATTCTCACTAGAAGAAATAGCGGCGGCATCAGGTAATCTTGCCGTTGTGTCAAAAGACGCAGAAGAACTTGGCAAAAATTTACAATTAACTGCCAATGTTGCCGCGATATCTGGATTGGACTTCCAAACAGCGGGTGAACAGATCCAGAGAGCATTATCAGGTGGTATATCAGCCGCAGACCTTTTGAGAGAAAGAGGTATCAAGAATATCTTGGGTTTCAAAGAAGGTGTCAAAGTCACGGCAGAAGAAACCGCTGAAGCATTTGAGAGAGTTTTTGGACCAGACGGTAAGTTTGGAAATGCATCAGTGGCAATGGCCAACACACTCACTGGATTACAATCAATGGTGGGTGACAAGTTCTTCAACATCAAAAAAACTATCGCAGATTCAGGACCTTTTGACACACTAAAGGCCGCGGTCAGCCTATTGGACAAGGCATTGACCAAAAACTTTGGTGACATTGAAAAGGCCGCACAGGCATTGGGTGAAGGATTTGTAAGACAAGCAGAATTATTCATATTGGGATCAGCGGGCATCATTGATGCTGTTGCTCCTATCTTCAAACAGATACAAGCAGGATTCAATTCATTCATTAGGGTCACTAATGGTCTGCCAGGTTATATCAAAGCATTGGGAGTGGTAGGTTTCCTTGCTCTTGGTCTAAAAGGCAAATTAGTGGTGGCAGTCATTGTCGCGGTGTTTGACAAGATAATGGCAGGATTCGCCAACATGATTGACTTCATCGCTGGCATGGGTGAAAAACTGGCACCAGTGCTAGATGCCATTGGCATGGATGAGACAGCAGAAAAATTAAAAAATTCAACTTCCAAAATGAAAGGTTATGCTGACAGTTTGAGAAACAGATTCGCCAACATGACTGAAGACATAGCGGAAGAGACGGTGCCAACAATAGATGAAATGATCCTCAAGTTGGAGGAGAACCCAGCCGCGTTTGGTGGTGCAACTACCGCCGCATTGGAATTCATACAGGCATTGAGAGATGAAAAAGAAGCATTAGCGGAAACAACAAAGGCAATGGACGACATGATTGCCAAGAACAAGGGCACAGAAGAAAGTTTCAAAAAATTAACATTCACCGTGGACGATTTCAAAGGTGCATTCATCAAGACATTTGATGACATGATAGCAAAATTTGATCCAGCACAACAGGCGGTGAACTTATTGACACAAACATTCGCAACATTCAAGCGAGGTGTTGGAGATGCGTTCGCTGACGCCATAATGGGCACGAAAAGCCTGTCAGAAAGTTTGGGTGAACTGGGCAAACAGATCCTTAAACAATTGATCTCAGGATTGATACAGTTGGGACTTGAAATATTTGTATTTGACGTTATCAGAAGAAAAGTCAAAGGTGTGGAAAATGCACAAAAAGGTGTCAACAAAGAATTAAAGAAAGAAATTGGATTGAGAGCAGTATTGGCCTTCTTTGGCGGAGGTGGTGGCGGAGGCTTCAGCCTGCCATTCCTAGCAGAAGGTGGAAGTGCGGCGGCAAATCAGCCAGTGGTTGTGGGAGAGAAGGGTCCAGAGATATTTGTTCCCAACTCATCAGGCACTGTGGTCAGCAATGATGATGCATTTGGCAACGCATTCAGTTCAGC